ATTAATACAGTCATGCAGTATTTAGGTTCACGACCTTTTGTAGAAGTAGCAGGACTTATTGCTGAAGTACAAAAGCAAGCAAGTGAACAAGGTGCTGAACCAACAGAACTACCTAAAGAGGAATAGCATGGATATGGAAATGATAGTTGCTGATAACGATAAGCGTTTGTCTGTACACGAAGCAGTTTGTGCTGAACGCTACGAAAGTATACAAGATGCCTTTACAAAGGGTTCTAAGCGTATGGAACGTATCGAATATTTATTATATGCAGTTATTGTTTCCATTTTCTTTGGTAAAGACATGATTTTAAATATTGTTCAACAATTGGTATCCAAATGAAATGTCTAATCCTATTGCTGAAGGTGCTAAACAGTTAGCCAATAGCTTAGACGAAACTAGAGAAGCAGGTAAAAGTCTTACAAAAAGTATTGAAGATATACAGCACGATGGTGTAGAGGTAGCGAGACAGGAATTAGAAGCACTTAAACGTAAAAGATTAGTCGAAGAAGCAACGGAAAACTCGATGATATATCGAGCAATCCAAGAATACGAAGCACAAAAAGCCGTCATTATTGCTGAAAATAAAGCTGAAGATGAGTTTAAACGGCGTTATGGTGATAAAGAATGGAGCAAAGTTTTAGAATTAAAAAATGTTGTAGAAAAAGAACATCTTGAAAACAAAAAATATTACGGACATAAGTTAGATGATGTAAGGCGAGTGCAGTTTTATTGTTGGGTTGTAGCAGCTTTCATCACCTATCTTTTGTGGAAGTTTGACCTTGCATGAACTGGATAAAATATTGGTTTGCTGTATTTATTATTGAGTTGTTTATTTGGGCGTATATTATTTACTTGCATTTTGAATCTAAAATAAACCAAAAAAAAGTGAAGTTTCCTGCAAAAACCAAAGTTATTGTGAGAACCAAGAAAGATATAATGCGTGGATGATGATTTATTTAAATGGTGGACTATGTTTGCATTGATTTGCATGATGTTAATTATTCTACTAAAGGACTAATATGTTTGGTATAGATGATGTGATAGGTGTAGGACTTAAGATAATTGACAAAGTTATTCCTGATCCAGCACAAAAAGCTCAAGCCGCTTTAGACTTACAAAAGTTAGCCAATGATGGTCATCTTGCTGACTTGCAAGCCGACATGAATGAACAGAATAATGTTTCAGATCGTTGGAAAGCCGACTTAGGTTCTGACTCTTGGCTAAGTAAAAATATACGACCTATGACGCTTATATTCATTCTAGGAGTGTATACCACATTTGCTGGGTTCTCAGCATTTAACGTCAATGTAAATCAAGCGTATGTTGAACTGCTTGGGCAATGGGGAATGTTAATTATGTCTGCCTACTTTGGTGGTAGAACATTAGAAAAGATTATGGCAAAGAAAGGCGACAAATGAATACTAAAGAACACGTTATGATTATTGCCGCTTGGTCTTTGGTAGCTGTTATTGTTAGTATGCTATTAATGTTTGGCTATGCAGTCATTGACCCTAATTTTGACACAGATAAAGTATTTCAAATTATAGGTCCTGCCTTCCAAACTGTGATTGGTGGATTTATTGGGCTGATAACAGGAATTAAAATAGGAAGCGATAAAGATGAAGAATAATTACGAATCTGCATTAGCACACGTTCTGAAGAGCGAAGGATTATGGAGCGATAACCCTGCCGATCCCGGTGGAGCTACTATGAAGGGCGTTACCTTATCTGTCTATCAAGCATGGAAAGGTAACCCACATATTTCCAAAGAAGATCTCAGAAACATTTCAGACCAAGAAATTGCTGATATTTACAAGCAAAACTACTGGGACAAGGTAAAGGGCGACGACCTACCTTCTGGGGTAGATTACGCGGTTTTTGACGCATCGGTGAATATGGGTGTGGGTAGGGCTTCAAAACTCATCCAGACTGCTGTAGGAGTCCCTGTGGATGGCGTAATTGGCAATCAAACGGTACAGGCGATCAAGAATGCCAATCCCAAGGATTTGATTGATAAATTTAGTGCTGAGAAAGATGCGTTTTATAAAAGCTTGCCAACCTTTGGAACCTTTGGAAAAGGCTGGCTAAATCGTGTTGCACAGGTGAAAACTACATCAGAATCTATGATTGCATAAGTGACCTTGTGAGATTGTTAACCTGATGGGAAAATAGACGGAACAATGGGGAAAAAATGACCACAGCCACACCATCATGGGTAATGACCTACGACAGTTTGACCTACTATGTACTCCAGTACTTAGAGCGGTCAGACCAAGCTACGATCAATGCTATCCCCACATTCATTACTTTAGCTGAGTTTGAGATTGCCCAAGAGATAAAAACCTTGGGTCAGTTGCAAGTAGCTGAGTCAGTTATGACTATTGGCAATCCAACGATAGCTAAACCTGCTCGCTGGCGCAAAACAGTCTCGATGAACATCACTGACAGTACAGGTAATCGTACCCCTGTCTTGCTTCGAAAATATGAGTATCTGACCAATTATTGGCCCAACAACACCAGTACTTCTACACCTCTGTTCTATTCAGATACTGACTGGGATCACTGGTATTTAGCTCCGACACCCGATAAAGCATACAGTTTTGAGGTACTCTATTACGAGCGTATTGCTCCTTTGAGCTCTACCAATCAGACGAATTGGCTTACACAAAACGCGCCTACAGCGATGTTGTTTGGCACTTTATTGCAAGCCATGCCTTTCCTTAAAAATGATCAACGGCAGATTTTTCAACAGAAGTACTTGGAAGCAATCAAGTCACTGAAAGACGAAGACATCTCCAGAATCCCTGATCGCCAAGCAATTGTTGCGGATAGCTAAACATGACTACATACACCTCACCCTATACAGGGCAAACGATCAACCCAGCACAGGTGGGCTATGAAAGCCTAACGATTAGTGTAGATACAACCCTTCAATGGCCTATCAACAGTAATAGCACCAGTGTTGTAGCTAACATTATTGAAGTTACCGCGACAGCTAGTGGATTGAAATTAATCCTTCCTTCAGCCCAAGAGGTATCTGTAGGTCAAGCATTCATTGTTAGAAACATTGGTAATTCAGGACAGTATTCGTTTACCGTAGCCAATAACTCTGGTGGCACGATTCAGTCCATCCCAGTAGCTCCAACTACTGCAACGGTTAATAGCTATTACATCTATCTAACAGATAACACCACTACGAATGGAGTATGGTCAACCATTCCAATGGGTATTGGTACTTCGTCTGCTAGTGCTAGTGCATTGGCTGGATTTGGTTTATTGCCAATTGCCAATACATTAAACGAAGCTACAACTATTGCCCAGTTTTCCTCAAACTACACATTCACAGGCAATGATCGCGCCGCGATGTATGTATGGACAGGTGGTGCAGGTACAGCAACATTACCTCAAGCATCTACAGTAGGAGCAGGATACTTTGTCATTATCAAGAATGATGGTTCTGGAATCCTTACAGTTACTGGTCAAAGCTCTGCAACCATAGACTTCACAGCGACTTCTGTACAGATCCAGCTTGCTAATTCAAGCGTCTTTGTCACCGATGGAACCAATTGGTATACCTATGCATTGGCACAAACCAATGTGTTTAATTACACCCAATTACTAGTCAGTGTTGGTAGCATTGTTTCATCTCCTTACACATTAACTTCTGTCCAAGCAAAGAATGTGGTGCAAGAATACACAGGGGTATTAGGTCTTAATCTGACTGTAATTGTTCCTCCAACGGTTCAGCTATATTCTTTCCGAAATGTCACTACGGGTTCTTATACACTGACTTTCTCAACTGGAGTAGTTGGTGGTACAACCCTCACATTGCCTCAAAATCAAGCAATTATTGCAATTTGCGATGGCACAAACCTCTATAACGCTAACTCTGCAACATCGAGCTTCATTAACTCTTTGACTTTGGGTAATGGATCGTCATCCGCACCTTCATTAAACTTCCAAGGTGATAACACCACAGGTCTATATTTAGCGGCTTCTGGTCAACTTGGTTTTGCAATTGCAGGTCAACCAGCAGGACAACTTACAGCTAGTGGTCTTTTGCTCCCAGTCGGTATTGATGGTGGAGCTTTCTAATGACAGCAAAAGTAGCAGTCCTACAAGTTGGTGCAGGAATCCAGCGTGATGGAACGCAGTTCGCTTCTGGTACTTATATAGATGGAGAATGGGTAAGATTTCAGTATGGTCGTCCTCGTAAGATAGGTGGCTATAACGCCGCCTTTTTGAACGCACCCGGTATTAGTCGTGGAATGATTTTGCAATCCCAAGATGGTAATACATGGGTTATTTCAGGGTTTGCAGATAGCATTCAACAATGGATTATTGATAACGACGACGCAATCGGATCAGGGCCTACCGCTGTTGTTCCTCTTGGATCAGTGACAGGAGTAAAGATCGTCAATTCGGGGTCTGCCTATTCAAACGGTACCTATACCAATGTACCTTTAGTCACAACTCTAGGCACAGGTGCTTTAGCCACCGTAACTGTTTCAAGTAACAATGTGGCTAATGTCGTAATCACGAATGGTGGTTTAGCTACCTATGCGTATGACGGTACTTTTACTTTTAGTTCAGCCAGTATTGGTGGTACAGGATCAGGCTTTTCTGGAATCATTAGTTCTGTTTCGTCTTTTTATCCAAGCGATAAAACACTATGGCAGTTTGATACAGGTTATGACCCCTACGGTACTGGCAAAAATAACTTAATAGCTCACCCCGGTCAAAACCTCAAAAGCATTGATAGCACAGTAAATACGCGCCCTTTAATCGGTGAATTTACTGGCACTACTTTAAGTCCAGTAGGGGTGTTTTCTGCAACAGGTACAACGACAGCAACCTCAACTAGTGTGACTTTTGCAACCACCAATATTGCTATGGGTGCAGGGGTATCAGTATCTGGTACTGGTATTCAACCTAATACGACAGTTGTTTCTTCTTCTTTAGTAGCTGGTGTATGGACAGTTGTTTTGAGCTTACCTGCAACTGCATCAGGAACAACTACCCTTACTTTTGATAACAACATCAGCGTATCTGGTGGTGTTGTAATGCTTTATCCATACCTATTTGTGTATGGCAATAATGGTTTGATTCAGAACTGTTCAGCAGGAGATTTTAATAATTGGACTTCTGCTGACTCGAATGCAAACAATGTGGCTTCTACCAAAGTCATTAAAGGTTTGCCTTTGAGGGGAGGCACAACCTCACCATCGGGTCTGTTTTGGACATTAGATTCAGTGGTTCGCGTTACTTACGCTCCTCAAACAGTAGGTACATCCTCTATTTATTGGCGTTATGACTTAATCACTCAGCAGTCATCCATCATGTCTAGCTCATGTGTAATTGAGTATGACGGTATTTATTATTGGGCTGGTACTGACCGATTCCTCATGTACAACGGTGTTGTGCAAGAAGTTCCCAATACTCAAAACATGAACTGGTTTTTTGATGGTCTTAATACTGCACAGCGTCAAAAAGTATGGGTTAGTAAGATCCCACGCTGGGGTGAAATTTGGTGGTTCTATCCACGAGGTGATGCTACAGAATGCAATGACGCAATCATTTACAACATGCGTGAGAAATGTTGGTATGACGCAGGATTAGCTAATGGTGCTAATCGTTCTGCTGGAACTTTTTCTGAAGTGTTTAAAAAGCCTATATGGGCGGCTAATACACAAAACGACACCAATCAATACGACCTTTGGGTTCATGAGACAGGAACCAATCAGGTATTTTTAAACAATGAAAATGCTATTGAGTCATTCTTTGAAACCAATGTATTGGGTAGTGGCTTAGGTTTAGTAGGAGCAACACAACAGCCGGGTGACAATCTTTGGACGCGTATTGAAAGAATTGAACCAGACTTTGTACAAAACGGATCTATGCAAGTTGTTGTGACTGGTAAGGGTTATGCAGATGGAGAAGACCAAGAGTCTTCCCCGTATCCTTTTGACCCAACAACACTTAAAATAGATATGAAAGAACAGCGTCGAGAAATACGCTTACGATTTATTAGCAACACTCAAAACGGCAACTATTTTATGGGTCGTGTAATATTGAGTGGAGAAACAGGCGATGTTCGCGGAACAGGAAATCCGTAATGGTTAAAACAGGAAAAGAAGCTCGTGCATTACATCTTTCACGTTATTTTACTGGCGTGGAATGTAAGCGTGGACACATTTCTGAAAGATACAGTGTTTCAGGACATTGTATTCAATGTGATAACGAAAGAAAAAGACCACAAGATTCACGAAAAAAAGCATTAAAAACGTATTATGAAACAAACAAACAAAAATGTATGCAAGCTACCAAAATTTGGATAAATTCTAATAATAAAAATTATGAATATGTCAAAAATTCTAGATTAAAAAATCCTTCATATTATTTATTTGCTAATGCAAAAAGACACGCATCAAAAATGCAAAGAACACCAAGTTGGCTTAATGCTGGGCATTGGTTAGAAATTGAGTGCATTTACACATATTGTTCTTCATTGCGTAGAATTGGTTTAAATTACGAGGTTGATCATATTGTTCCTTTGCAAAGTAAAGTTGTTTCAGGAATGCATGTTCCGTGGAATTTACAAGTTATAACTGGAGCAGAAAATTCTGCAAAGGGGAATCGAATTTGATAACTTACGATCCACGAGGTATGTCATGGGGGCAGTATTGCAAGCTAATGGAAGAGCTATTTGCAGGCAATCAGCTTGGTAATGTTCCTGAAGAGCATTGGAGAAATTGGGTTGATGGTATGAATGGCATTGGTTATTTTGTCCAATCAGGATTGCCAGATCATCGATCGTTTGATAACTGGGAAGATTGGGCAAAAGCCGTGGTCGGAGTAATGTCCATATTACCTACTTTGGAGCAAAGTGTATGAAACCGTCAGAAATAATAACAAGCTTTTCTAAAAAGAATGGGCTAGATTCAAAAATCATACTTCGACTTTGCGCCTATTTTATTAAAAATAAGCAAGGTTTTATGCTTTCAAAGAACAATACAGTTGTAATGTTTATTGAAATTGCTCCAAAAACATATGAATGCCATATTGCTACTGAAGATAGTCCTTTAGGCATTATGAAAGCCATGTCAGACATATTCCGTCGTTTACATAAATTAAATGTAAAAAAGATTTACGGTCATGCGAATAACTTTGAAATAGTCGCAATTATGAGAAAGATTGTTGCCAGAGAAGGTGGAACTCTAGAAACGGCAGACATCAAAGAATACAACTGGAAAATTACACTATGAACTATTCTCGCAGACAACTATATGCATTAGGCGAACCCATTGGTGAATCAGCGACGCGTGTAAAAGACGGTGGTTTTGGTCGTATTTATGGTGGTGGCGGTGGTGGTGGCGGTAAGAGTGGCCCTGAAAAAGTTGTTACTACTGTTGTTCGAGTAGGGTTAGATGTCGTTACAGATGGCGCGGCAGAACCACTATTTGAAGCCATGGATGTGGTAGATGTGGTTGATACAGCAGTAGAAGTAGCAGATGTGGCATCAGCGGCTAGTGATGTTGCTGATGTAGCATGTGTAGTTGGTGATGTAGCTGACGCAGTAAGTTGCATTCCGACCTGTATTCCTACCTGCGTACCCTGTATTCCTTGTGTACCTGATGTATGCCTACCAGAAACATGCTTACCTACAGGATGCACCCCTTCCTATTGCGCTCCATGTACCCCATGTACCCCATGTACTCCATGTACTCCATCAGATTTTTGTGCTCCAAAATGCAGTTTTTCTTGCAATCCTGTAAATTGCCTGCCAAGTGATTGTGTGCCAAATGGTTGCTATGGATGCACCAGCGCGTTAGATTCAATTGCTTGCGCTCTGTCTTGCGAGGTAAATTGTTTAAGTTGTGGTTTATGTTGCGTACCTTGTTGCTCTACTTGCGACTTTAATTGCATGGGTTGTTGTGCGCCTACATGTTGTGCGCCTACATGTTGTGCGCCTACATCTTGCTGTACACCTTCAGACTGCACCCCATGTAGTTCTGATTGCGCTACTTGCTGTACTGCATGTGATTGCTCAACTTGCTGTTGCTCAACTTGCTGTTGCTCAACTTGCTGTGAGTGCTGTGCATGTGATTGCAGTTGCGATCCTAACTTACGAAAATTAGGTAAGTTAAGAAAATTATTGAAAAAACCAAAAGGTTCTACAGGTAAAAAACCAAAAATACCGAAGATACCCGGTACTAAAACTAAACATGGATCTGGTCTTCCTTCATTCTCGTGCTGTGCCAGTTCAACTACACCTAGTGGAGGTGGGGGTGGATCAAAATCAACTTCTGGATCATCTTCTGGATCAGCCAGTCAAACTATGGGAGGGGCAGGTATGCCAGCATTCTTATGTGGTGCCGCTACATTCATCAATAATAGTGGTGGTACAACCTACAAAGGCGGTTTAGCTAAAGTGGGTGGCAATTCAATCTTGTCACCTGTCAGCAAATGCTCAATCTTGATCCCTTGTGGATGTGGAAACCAACAACAAGCTTGTATGTATCTATTGCAATGCCGAGCCAATGTAATGGGTCAATGCCGAGGTGGTGGATTGGGTTATGCATGCGGTGGTAGTACAGATTGCTCTTCTGATTGTGCAGATGAACAAAAACGCAGAAAAGCCAGCAACGCCGCTCAAACATGGAAAGACTCATTTTCAGATAAGAATTTGACTCCTAAATTTGTATGCGATAAAGCTGAATTTTTAAGCGGTACAGGTCAACAAGTGAAGACTTGTTTGTCACCTCTCAAACACATTCAACCTTCTATTGCTTCAGGATATGCTTCTGGATTTGCCAAAGGTGGCTTACCCGGCAAGTATCAAGCGGCGACTCCTAAAGGTCATAAACCAGAATTCATTACTGGTGTGACTGGTTACTACGCTTGTGGTGGTGGTACAGGGCAATCAGACGACATTCCAGCAATGCTTCACGATGGCGACTATGTCATGGATGCTGAGACTGTATCGGCTCTTGGAGACGGTTCTAGCAAGGCTGGTAGGCATGTCTTGGAAGGCTTCCGTAAACAGATACCTCACAAAGATGGTGGTGGAGTAAATCCAGTACCAGCCAAAATTGCTGATGGAGAGTATGTTTTCCCTTCTGCGTTTGTCACAGCCCTAGGAGCAGGAGATAATAAGAGGGGTGCTGAAATTCTTGACGGTTTGCGTACCAAATTGCGTGCTCAAAAACGCAGTGCGCCATTGGACAAAATACCGCCAAAAGCAAAGAACCCGATTGACTACATCAATAAGGGAAGAAAATAATGGCAAACATGTTGCAGTCGTCACAGAATAAAACGACCTGTGCGCCGGGGTTTTACACCAATTATTTAACGAATCTTGCTTGTCGTGGCAATAGAGCTCAACAATGTGCAAACTTTGTAGGGGCTCAACCTTTACAACAAAAAGCATTTAACACTGCTTGTACCAATGCAGGTACTTTTCAGCCAACATTCCAACAAGGTTTATCGACTCTAGGATGCGCGGCTAATAAAGATATTGCAGGAGCCGCTCAACCCTACCTATGCCAAGCTTTAGGTACAAACACTGCGTCTTTGGCTCAGTGTTACATGAGCCCGTACATTAATTCTGCTGTTAACAGCATGTCGGATATTGCTAATCGTAATATTCAACAAAACCTAAGCCCTATGGCAACCGCCGCTACTGTTGGATCTGGTCAATTCGGATCACAGCGCGGAGCTCAGGTATTGGGTCAAGTTCAAGCTAACGCATTGCAATGCTTAAATGCCAATGTAGCCAATATGGAAAACCAAGGCTATAACCAAGCATTGACTGCCGCTACTCAAAGACAGCAGTTGTTGGGTCAATTGGGTAGCATTGCTGGTACGACTACCGCTGAATGTGCTCGTGCAAAACAAGCGGCTGGGGTTGGTATGGGTACATTAGGTACTCAAGCTTCCCAGCAAAATCTAGCATGTATCAATGCTTTGGCTCAACTTGGAGCTCAATGCCAGACCATTAAGCAAAATGCTCAGTGCTATCCATTTTCTACTTTGGCTAAGTATTCAAGCTTGTTGCAAGGACACCAGATCCCAACATCAGTTAAGACAACTATGTGCATGTCACCATTGTCTGCCGCTGGTGCTATCGGTGCTGGTACCTTGGGCGTATTGTGCAAATACCCAGATATTTTCTGCAAGGCTAAGAAAGCTATTAAATGCACTTTTGGTCTGTGCAAACCAAGCGCATTGCCTAAAGATATGACTCAAGCTGATATAGACGCGGCTCGTAATGGTTGGCATAAAGGTGCTAACGGTAAGTATCTTGATGCTTGCTGTAACCCAGTAGATTGCTGTGCATCAGACTGCTCTTCTTGCTGTTCATCAGATTGCTGTTCTTCCTGTTGTTCAGACTGTTGCTCATGCTGTTCATGTTGCGCTTGCTGTGCATGTTGCATTCCATGCTGTGCATCAGGTGGTTTAGTTGATGCTAAGAAAAGACCTTCATTAGGCATGATGGGTTGTGGTTCACTTCGCATGCTTGGTGCGTTACCTGCTCGGAGAAAATAATGGCAGAAACAAAATTGGTACCGTCATCGGATCCCAGACATACAGATCCTCAATTTGCTGGCGGTCTGGCTCAGATTAATCCACAAGGGTTGGAGCCAGAAGATTTACAAAGAATTCGGGACGCAACCGATAAAGGTATTAGTGACTTAGAAAAACGCTACCAGAACCCTAATTGGTTTAAGGTAGCCGCTGGATTTGCCAAGCCTCAACTCGGAGGCTTTTTGGCATCCCTAGGTAGTGCGTCTGAAGCTATGGGTGAGAATGTTGAGCAAGAGCGTGAAAACATTTTGCCTGTCACCAATTTAAAGATTCAACGCGAGTTGGCAAATACTTTGTTGGGTCAAAAGATTAAACAAAAAGACATGTTTAAAGCTTGGCAAGACTCAGGTCAGCCAATGGATGAAAGAACCTATACAGCAATCGCCGCTCTTGGTAACGATACCGAAGTAGCAAAATCAGCTAAACAGTTCTGGGATCAAGCTTCTGGGCGCGTTACTACAACAGGTACTGCTGAGAAAATTGCAAGTGATTATCCAAAATTGGATTCATTGTTCAGAGACTTTATCAATGCTAGTGCTAATCCAACTGCTGATCCAGCCAAGGTAAAAGCTTCAACTGATGCTTATTACAAAAATCTAGACAATGCAATGCCACCCGGAACTGACCCAAGACTATGGGCTGGTTTGAGCAGACAAGATAAGCAAGATGCTATAGCCAAGTATGTTGATTCACAACAGAAGGTTGGCATGAGTGTTGAAGAACGATTTAGAACTGATCATGACGCGGCTATTCCTCGTTTACAAACGATGGAAAACATTCGTAATTTGGCTCTTGGTAAAGGTCTTTCTGAAGCCAAAGTTAAAGATGAAAACGGCAAAGAAGTTACCCTCAATGGACAACAACAGATGCAACGCATCTTGGGTATGTTCGGTGGTGACAATCCATTTGAAGTAGTGGCAAAAGCGGCGGCTGATGGCAAGCTTGGAGACATGTTCAAGAATCTTGATAATTATGTAAGACAAGGTTTGATGACTCCGCAGGCTCGTGCCAAGTTTGAAGAATTAGCTAAGTTACTGGCGGCTCAACAAGTCCAGTTGCGTAATGGAGCAGTGAACCCAACCGATGCATATACTCAATTGCAAAGCGCGTCACAGCCGGGTGTATTTAACTCACAGCAAGCTTTGGTCGGTATTCTTGACTTGATGGCTCATGGTGAACGCAACAACATCGATAAGTATCGCTATATCATAGATAGCAAGGTTGATGCACGACATTTGGGTGCAAACGAAGAGTTTTATCGTCGCCAAGGGGATTACGCTAGAGAACACAATAGGATTGCTATTGGTAAGCCAGCTTATGACTCACCTTCTTTTTACAACCCTTACGGTAAAGTTGATCCCAATTCAACTGAAAATAAAACAAATCAAGGTAGCAATCAACAAAATACTCAGCAAAATAATCCACAAAACAATGCCTCTTCTTCCACTAGAAAAAGTCGTATCGTAGGATCTAATGGAAATTGGTTCCAGCGTGATGAAAAGACAGGGAAGTGGGTTGATACTGGGGAGAAAGCATAATGGCAGAACCAACACTGGCTCAGTGGTACAACAACCCCGGCAATCTTCGCCCACCTAAAGGCGTTACTTATGAAGGTCAAGTTGGCGTAGATGAGCGTGGATTTGCTATTTTTGAAGAACCTTCTTTTGGAAGAAAAGCTTTAATTGGCGATATCAATATCAAGCTCAAAAGAGGTCTTAATACCCCTAATAAGTTCATTGATGTTTATACCCCTGCTATGGGTGATAACGATGAAAAAGGTCGAGCAAATTATAAAAATCATCTTGCTTCCTCTGTCGGTATTAAAGATCCTAATGAACCATTTCCAGAAGGATCAGCAGAAAAAATTGCTGATGCCATTACTGGTTTTGAAGGTGGTACTTGGTACAAAAAACCATCTGAAAAAAAAGAAGAAAAATCAACAAAAACCAGTCCTGACAATAACAAAGAATCTTGGAAAGATGAACTTACTGGAGATACATATGAGTTTATTGGAACTCCTGAAGAAAGAGCAAGGTTAAAACAGTCACACATTGAAGAAAATAAAAACAAAGCTTTTGATGGAACTGAGCTTAATAATGATGCAGTTGCGGACGCTGAAAAAGAACATAAAGATCAAGAATTAGAATACACCGATCCTAAGTCGATACCCGGTGTTAAAGAAGCACAAAAAGACACGCTAAAGGTACTCGGTGCCTATGTAGGTGCTGGAACTGCTGGTTCTGTTGAGACTGGGAAAAAGATTATTCCTTTGGTGCCTAATGTCTACAGTCAAATAATGGGCTTAGATCAGAATATCAATCGTCCATCTACTCGCATGTCGATGCAACGGTATTTGAATAGTCAAATCAATCACAATTTAAATTTAAATTTGTCGGATTTAGAGAAAGAATATAACGCTCTAATGAAGTCTAAAAACCCCGGTGCTACTCCTATCAAAATTAGGACTATGGCTGAGGTACAGCAAGCTTTAGACGCAATTAAACCTACTCCAGACAAAATGGTACCTAAACCTCGTGTGGAGCAAGTACGACCCGGTGTGTTCAGGGAGACTGGTGAATTTACATCCCGAAAAGTCCCCGGTAACCCCGGTGTTGATATGTCCCAGTATGAGATCAATCCTAAAACTCCTATTGCCAATGAAGTTAAAGCTGGCGTGAAGACTGCTGGTTCGGTAGCTAGGGGAGCTCTTCCCTCAATAGCTCGCGTAGGTATTGGAGGTCTTGGAGGTCTTGGAGCATTGTCTGGTGGCTATGATACTTATGAGAGTGCTAGAGACAAAGGATGGACAGATCCAAGAACAATTTCTAAAGGAGCGGCTACGCTTGGTAGCACATTGATGATGTATCCATCATTGCCAACTGAAATCGCTGGCGCATTGTTGAATGTTCCTGAATTGCTTTGGAATGGGTATGAATGGGTACAAAAAGGAAAAAATAATTCAGATAGAGAGTCAACACAAAAAGCTCTTACAGAAACAAACCCAATGGGTAACTAGTTTTGGCTGACCTTGCAGTGGGCCTCTTAGCCCCCTCTATCACGGAAGAGGGGGCTTTTTTTATAGTGAAAACAAACTAATAATGACAAACAGCAAGACTATTCCTGCTAATGTGATCATTTTTTTGACTCCATTTCTTTAATAAAAGGCATGCGTACATGTAAAAGTTTAGCTCCAACTGCTGGATTTAAAGCATTACATACCTCAACACAATTAGCCAATTCTTCTTTAGCAATGATTGGTGTAACGACCTTGATATAAGCGTTTACAAGCTTAATCAAATCATCCTCAAGAAAGTTGTAGTTGTCTTCCAGTTGAAGCTCGTGAAAGACTTTTGCGATTGTTTGTTTAGTAAGTATCATTTTTCAATTCCGAAGTTATTTTTTAATTTCCACAATCTCAAGAGACACTGGAACATCTCCCATCCTTTTTGAAGATCCTCTTCAGACCATTCGACTACCCTGACAAGACCCGGCACTGAGCGTGATACAAACACATTGGCACAGCGTGCATGGGGTAAGCCAAGACCATGTCGATAACTAGCCAATTGAATCAGGTGCTCGTCATATGCCTCAACCTTGTCATCTTGGGTGAAGTCTTTGGACTTGGCATCCAAAACAATACCTAGTGGAGCAGTCTCGCTAACAGCACAATGGAGGTCAACCTTACCACCGTACCCAAGCGGAGAAGCGAAAGCAATTTCCGTTTTCCAATTTTCAAAAGGATGGGTGCCAAAATGCGTAAACACCATTTCTTCAAAAGCTTTGGCGTGTTCTACATGTTCAACATTCTTTTCCCCTGCGTACCATTTTTCAATTGATTCATGGATACGGGTGCCTTTTTCAGCGGCTTGTTTTCCAGTCTCTTTTGAGTCAGATACTATTCGAGCAATAAAGTCCTTTTCAGACTCATTTTGAGCCCTTGGCAAAGTTAAAGCGGCTAAGAGCATCTGTTCGTTTTTCCAGACCTCTAGACCCGGCTTTGCCATGATTTTTAGCACTGTGGTCGTACTGGGTACCAAATTCATTTTGCGTGCGTCACGAAGGGTTGTAGGGCGTTCAGACCCGTCCTTCGCAGGCACAGTGTATTGAGGCCCACCATCTTCTGCGCGGTACCAATGAACTGATTCCGCTGATCTTGCAATAATTGTTGTCATTTTTTTTCCTTAGTTTTTGAACCGAATGGGCGACCACGCTTTTTAGGCATCGTGACAGTAATGCTGGGGCTATCAGTACCGACCGAAGACAGTACGACAGGTCTACCCAAATTCAATGTCATGATGTTTGCCTGCATAGCATTAACATCAACCTGTAACTCTTTGAGTATTTTTCTTAAATAAGCTACATCTGCTTTCAATGTGGCTTTTTCTTTTGCAGTTATGAACATGTTATTTCTCCGTACTAATCTTGACATGTTTAAGGGCTTCTACACCCTTGTCTAAAGCACTGGCAACACCAGTGATCCCGAATGTAGCTACAAAAAATCCAAGTAGGATTCCTACAATAAAGTTAATCATTTTTCTCTCCTAGTAGGGGAATTTAGGTCTAGGCATGCAGTGAACATCGATGATGATGTCCGACATCATTCCTGAAACCATTCGTTTTGACATGATGGGCGCGGCACGCATACCGTTGCTCTCACAGTCCTGCGTGGCATTGATGACCTCTTGACGGCTCATTTGCTGAACCTTGGCATCAAGCACAAGCTGAACTGCTGGCGCACTGTTGTTGGCATATACATGCTTTGGAAGAGGTGAAGATGCACATCCCACCAGCAGAACTGGTATTAAAAATATTCTTTTCATGATGACCTCAGAAAGGAATATCGTCGTCTACACTAACTTCTGGAGAGCTCTGATGTGCCTTAGCTGGCTCTGGTGTTTTACCTTGCAGTTTTTGCCATTCAGGTGACGAAGTAATTTTTGTTTTCAGGTTATCGCTGAAAGCTTCAAATAACGCCATGTCAGGCTCTTGCAGGTTAAATAGCTCATTCTTGTTAACGGCTTGTGGAAGACCGTTTTGTTT